CTCCCCTCTATATTCTATAGCCATTACTTTTTCCCCTTAGTGCAGTTCCTGCATACATTATGCCCTGCTTTAACATAATACGAACCACAGATTTTGCATATGACCATTATGTTTGCCTCATTTATTCATACTAATTCCTTAACATAAACACGGCTACAGAGACTATGGCTGCGATTGAGATACGAATAAACCACTCGTTTGAGCTACTGGTTTTACCCTGCAAGGCGATAGCAACTTTGTTGTCATCAATCTCTTCACTGTGCTTATTCAGCCGCCTATCCTGTGTATTGTTATGTGCCTCTAGGGTTTCTATCTTCGTACCATGTTTGATTAGTAGTGACATTGCATCTGCCAACTTATCAATCTTAGCTTCCAGCCTATCAAATCTTGCATCCGCTTCCATTCTAGTATTCCTTGTTAGGCTTTGAAGTATTGTACTGCAGCAATAATGACAACACCAATGATGATGATTTTAGTCATGTTCTTTTCAATCACTTTCTTAATACCCTCTGGCTCTGTCTTAGTGACAGGGGGAGGTGTAGTAGAAGCGAAAGTAGGTAGAGGAGTAGGTTCAGCTACAGCAGTTAATACAGGCACTGTAACAGCAGGCTCAGGGATATGAATAGGCTCAGGCGCTGTCATAGCCACTACAGGCTTGTGAACCATATTAGTATGGCCAGCAGCCTCTTCACTGTGCCGAATCTCTTCACCTATTTCTTTAAGCTCTCTCCAGATCTGTTGTGAACTATTGCGTACTCTAGCTACATAGATTTTGGAGTCCCCATCGGGTACTGCACGACTTAGGTAAGATGTGTAGTACATCTGTAATTCTTGCTCGATATGATAATCCTCATACCATGCCTTTGGGCCTGCTTTTGCTTTACTCATGTTGATTATTCCCTAATTAAGCGGCTAACGCATCAATCTCAGCTTGCAACCGAGCAATCTCAGCGACTGTTGGATCTACCCAACCAGCTAACTCAGCCCAAGTAGTACCGTCAAACGTATAACGACCACCCTGCCAATCGGCTGGAGGTGTAGTACCTGTGTGGATAGTAGCGTTGCTAGAGTTCATATCACCGATCACAAAGTGTTGACAAGTGATGTTGTCAGCAGTTGAGGTTAGCGTATCTGCATCATCAAAATTATAGGCTGATACGTTGTTAGAGTTGAATGTAATTGTTTGCATTAGGTTTACCCTTTAAGAATTAATGAAGTTGCTGATATAGCTTTGCCTGCAAGTACAGATGGAGTACCTGCGCTTGTGGCTAGTGTTCCTGCTGGCTGAACGTAGTAGTCAGTGCCTATGGTTAGGCTTGTTAGGTTGGCTGATACGCCACCTTTGACAGTCACGCTACCTGATGCTGTGTCTGCTATGGCTGCATCTGAGATGCCTATGAAGTTGGTTGAGGTTAGGTTTGTGGCTGAAACTGTTGCTGCTATCTGGCCTACGATTGCAGTACCGTAGCCTGAGTTACCCACATCCCTATAGGCTACTACGAACTTCCCTGCTGCATTTGGATCAAAAGATACTGAGGTATAGTCAGTACTCCCTGAGTTAAAGACATATTCAGACCCAAAGCTAATACTTGTACCTGATACTGTACCTACAATAGCCGTGCCATAGTCTGAGTTAGCATCATCATCATAAGCTACAACAAACTTACCAGTAGTATTAGGATCAAAGGATATTGAGGTATAGTAAGAGGATCCTGAATTAAACACAGCCTCACTGCCATAACTAATACTTGTACCAGATACCGTACCTACTATGGATGTACCGTAGTTTGAGTTACCCAGATCCCTATAAGCTACTACGAACTTATTAGCGTTATTAGGATCAAAGGCTGCTGAGATGTAGTCGGATTGTGATGCATTGAATACATACTCACTGCCAAAGGACACAGAAGTACCAGAGACTGTACCTACTATTGCTGTGCCATACTGTGAGTTACCTGCATCTCTATAAGCAACTACAAACTTTCCAGCAGTATTAGGGTCAAAGGATGCTGAGATGTAGTAAGCGTGGTCTGAATTAAAGGTTGTTGCAGACCCATAGCTAAGTGAAGTGCCTGAGACAGTTCCTACTATGGCTTTACAAGTACCAGTAGGTCCACTGACAGACCGATATGCAACTACAAACTTACCAGCAGTATTTGGATCAAAGGACATTGATATGTCGTAAGAGAGGGTTGAGTTAAAGACATATTCAGAGCCATAACTAATTGAAGTCCCAGAGACAGTACCTACAATGGCTGTACCGTAGCTTGAGTTACCCACATCCCTATAAGCTACTACGAACTTACCTGCTGTATTTGGATCAAAAGACACTGAGGTATAGTCGGATTGTGCAGAGTTAAATACATACTCAGATCCAAAGGAAATAGAAGTACCTGAGACAGTACCTACTATTGCTGTACCGTAGTATGAGTTACCACCATCCTGATAAGCAACTACGAACTTTCCTGCTGTATTTGGGTCAAGGGATGCTGAGATAGAGTAAAAATATGCTGCATTAAACACAGCCTCAGAGCCTGCTGGAATACTCGTAGGTAGAGTAGTACTACTCACAGCCACTACACTAACAGTCCCATCTGAATTAAGAATAACAGGCTTACCATTAGGCAGTGTACCACTAGCTACAAAGTCTACACTCTTACCACCACTGCCTGCTGGCAATAGCTCACTTAAATTGCTCATGGCAAGTCCCTTATGTTGATTGTGGTTGTAGAGATAGCAGTGCCTAGCTTCTGAGCAGGCGAGGTGCTAACTGTAGTGATTGTTCCATCTTCCTGAGCATAGTAGTCAGAGGCGATAGTGAGGCTTGTCTGTGCTTCGTTGATGCCACCCCAAGTGTTTATCTTAGCTGTGCCGCCAGATGATGTGGCTTCTGATGTGATGCCTATGAGGTTTGTGGAGGTTAGGTTTGTTGTGGTTATTGTGGCAGCCATTTGACCTACGATAGCTGTACCATAGTCTGAGTTGCCACCATCCCTATAGGCAACTGCAAACTTACCTGAGTTATTAGGGTCAAAGGATACTGAGACGAAGTAAGTAGTACCCGAATTAAAGACATACTCAGATCCAAAGGTAATTGAAGTTCCTGACACTGTACCTACTGCGGCTGTACCATAGTTTGAATTACCCCCATCCTGATAAGCTACTACAAACTTATTAGCATTGTTAGTGTCAAAGGAGATTGAGATGTAGTTAGAAGCCCCAGAGTTAAACACAACCTCAGATCCAAAGCTAATAGAAGTTCCTGAAATAGTACCTATCACAGCTGTACCGTAGTTGGAGTTACCAGCATCCCTATAGGCAGCTGCGAACTTACCTGCGGTTTTTGGATCAAAGGAGATTGAGCTATAGTAAGTAGTACCCGAATTAAAGACATACTCAGATCCAAAGGTAATACTTGTGCCAGAGACAGTACCCACTATTGCAGTACCGTAGTTGGAGTTACCCTGATCCGTATAAGCTACTACAAACTTGCCTGTTGTATTAGGATCAAAGGATACTGATGCATATATAGTAAGTGCAGAGTTAAAGACATATTCAGACCCATAGCTAATACTTGTACCAGATACTGTTCCTACTATAGCAGTACCGTAGTCTAAGTTACCCTGATCCCTATAAACTACTACAAACTTACCTGCGGTATTTGGGTCAAAAGCCATTGAGAAGTACATAGAGTATGCTGAATTGAAGACATACTCACTGCCATAACTAATTGAAGTCCCTGAGACTGTTCCTACACAAGCTGTACCGTAGTTGGAGTTACCACCATCCCCATAGGTTACTACAAAGTTACCTGTTGTATTTGGATCAAAGGCTATATCTAACTGACCTGTACTTCCCGAATTAAATATATACTCAGAACCAAAGCTAAGTGAAGTACCTGAGACAGTACCTACTATAGCTGTTCCATAGTCTAAGTTACCATTGTCAGCATAAGCTACTACAAATTTGCCTGTAGTATTTGGATCAAAGGATACAGAAGTGTAGTTAGAAGTGCCTGTATTAAACACAACCTCAGAACCTGCTGGAATACTCTCAGCTACTGATGTACTACTCTCAGCAACTACACTAACAGTACCATCACTATTCAAGATCACTGGCTTACCATTAGGCAACGTGCCAGAAGCTACAAACTCAACTAAGTTCTGCCCTCCACCGCTAGGCAGTAATTCCGACAGATTGCTCATTAAATGCTCCAGCCTATTGTGCTGTTAACATACGTCATTACGATCTGAGCGAAGTTCTTATCAAAGGTAAGGTCAGTAGCAGAGCTAGCAATGTTTGAACCATTACGGGCGACTGTGAATGTGGTGGTTGCTGCTGCGCCTGTACCGTCTTTAACGATAACGTAGTTCCCTGCAGATGGGCTAGCAGGTAATGTGATAGTGATGCCGCCAGCAGATACCACATGGTGACTTGCATTAGCTGCTGTTACACTGGTTCCTGTTACTGTAGGAGTGGATACATTGTCTAACTTAGTTCCATCCGTAGCTACAGCACGACCATCAAAGGTAGAGTTAGTTGTAATGGCACCTGTCATTGCACCACCTGTTCTAGGTAGTGCTGCATTTGCCGTGGTAGTTGTAGAAGCTACTGCATAAAGCGCATCCGCTTCTGCCTTAGTATAAGCACTATCAATAGGCTCAAACCTCGCATCACCTTCAGCTTTAGTATATGAAGTATCTAGTAGCTCATAACGAGCGTCAGAAGCAACCTTCGTATAGTGGTCTGCTAATGCAAATGAACCATAAGCTACTATATCTACTATGTCACCTACGGTGGCACCTGTAGTGAGGACAATAGATGTACCTGAAGTTCCTGCATAGTCTACTGCAAGTACAAGCTTAATACCATTAAGGTAAACATCTACATACCCTGCATTATAAGTAGCAGCGAAGGTAGTCTGACTAGCAGTGGCTGTATACACAACACGCTCTGAAGTACCGTTAACTGCTGAACCTGCAGCAGCCCATGAAGCACCATCATATACACGCATCTGAGCAGCTGTAGTGTTGAAGTGTAATGCACCTGTTGCTAAAGCAGCGCCATCGTTATCCACTGTAGGGTTAGTACTTTTAGCACCCAAGTAGATATCGTCAAATGCATCAAAGGAAGCTGCAGCTGCACTAGCACTGTTAGCTGAACCTGTTGCTGAGTTAGCAGAGGCAGTAGCTGAGTTAGCTGAGTCTGTTGCACTGGTAGCTGCTTGTCCTGCACTGTTAGCTGCTGCTGTAGTAGAACCAAACACTGTATCAATGTATGTCTTAGTAGCAGCATCTTGTGCTAAGGTAGGATCAGCAAGACCTGTAATCTTATTAGCACCCATAGCCAGAACACCACTCATGGTATCACCTGCTTTGGTTACCTTCAATGCATCTCCTGTATCAACATAGGTCTTTGTAGAAGCGTCTGTGCCTGCCGTAGGAGTGCCTAGGCCAGTTACTTTGTTAGTACCCATAGCTAGGGCACCAGACATAGTGCCGCCAGCTAGAGGCAGCTTAGTAGCTAGTGCATTAGTTGTAGTAGTAGCATAGTTAGCATCATCACCAAGGGCAGCAGCTAGTTCATTAAGAGTATCTAAAGCTCCCGGAGCAGCGTCTATGACAGCAGACACTTCAGCATCCACGTAAGTCTTGGTAGCTGCATCAGAACCTTGTACAGGGTTAGATAGACCTGTTATGGTAGAGGCTGTACCAGCATTCATATCCAATGAACCATTAATAGTCACATTGTTGAATGAGCTTGTGCCTGAACCTGCAGTGATATTACCAGTTACATCACCTGTTACTGCGCCTGTGTGAACACCTGCTGTATTACCTGTAACATTACCTGTTACTGCACCAGCAATTGGGCCTACAAAGTTAGTAGCCGTTACAGTTGTACCTGTTACAGTACTAGGCGTAGTTGCACCAATCTGAGCAGCATCAACCGTACCACCATTAATATCAGCGGTAGTAGCTACTAGTGAGGTGAATGTACCTGCAGCTGGTGTAGTACCACCGATGATAGCATCAACTGTACCTGCATTAATATCTGCTGTTGTTGCAATAAGTGTAGTAATAGTAGCAGCGGCTGGAGTAGAAGCACCAATGATAGTAGCATCTATCGTACCACCTTCAATGTCCACTGTCGTTGCCACAAGAGAGGTAATAGAGGCAGCAGCTGCGGTAGTAGCACCAATTACCGTAGCATCAATAGTACCACCGTTAATGTCAGCTGTAGTTGCTACAAGGGAGCTAGTAGTTACAGCAGCAGGAGTAGAAGCACCAATGGTAGTACCATCTATAGCACCACCATCAATATCAACAGTAGCTAATGTAGATAAGCCTGTGACACCTAAGGTGCCTATGATAGTAGCATTCTCATGTACTGCTAAGGTATCAATGTAGCCGATACCATCAATGTATACATCCTTGAACTCAGCACCAACAGCACCAAGATCAACATCACTATCAGTAACAGGAACAATTGCCCCATCTTGAATGCGTACTTGCTCTACTGCAGCAGCACCTACTTCCGAGTAGAAGCTGATACGGTTATTAGCAGTGTCAACAACTACTTTGTTTAAGGCATCAACGTCTGCAATGAGAGGGATGTATGCACCTTCGGTGGAAGATCCATCATGCTTGTGTCCAGTTGCGAATGCGAAGGCATCACGTATTGCATTATACTCTGCGTTTACGGGTGCCGCTTTGATTACTGCGTTTGCAATTATGTCTGCAATTGATTGTCTGCTATAGCCAGCCATTTATCTTAGATCTCCAGTGCCATAAGTTAACACTATGCCCTGTATACTATGACTAGCATCAGTGCTATTAGTTACGTATTTAAAGGATACAGACTTACCAGAACCTGATATGTTAGTTACCTGTATCGGGGATGGGTTACCACTATATATAGCAGTACTATCAAAGGCAGCTTCATTGAAGTATGCAGCAGCACCTTTAGTAGTCATTGAATAGTTAGTAGGGTTTAATACGTTTATATCTTCGTAGTCATACACTACAGATAAGATAATCTCGTTATCCCCCTCTGCCCTAAGGTATGTATTAACCTTGTAGAATATCTTACGCTGCTCTGGGTTTTCCATATATAGGTAAGGTGTTTGATAAACACTAAAGATGTCAACACCCGCAAAGGAGTTACCAATCTCTTGTCTATGTACCTTGCCATCTGAGGTGCCATGTATTACGTGTTCATATTGGCCTAGGTAACCACTGGCAGCACAAGTAGCTTCTAGTCCTAATAGCTGACCAAACTCAAAGGCAAACCCTTCAGGCTGCTTTCGGATACCTCCGATTATGCCCTGTGACTCTGACGCAGAGAAGAAGATACGGAACTGAGACTTCTGACGAATAACAACAGAGGATAAACCATCTAAGTCTAAGCTTAATGAAATGTCAGTGAATAAGGATTGAATGTCCTTTGATATAGTCTCTAACTCTACATCCCCAATACGGCTTGTACCAGAGATAGGACGCATACCATCTTGACTAAGGAACAGTAAGTCCCCTCCAATCTCAATGATACTATCAGAAGCAATACAACCTAAGTCATGTGTAACACCTGTCAGTACAAAGTCTGCAGTGTTAGTGCCCTTCAATGCTTTAATGTTGTTAGTGCCAAATATGTATAGTGCATCACGGAAAGGCTTGATTGCTACAATGTCAAAGCCTACGTTGATTACGCCAGCACCATGCCCTGTACCAAATTCTGTCTCTTCTAGGGGAGCACTGAAGAATAGTTTTGTAGGATGTGCAGGATCACCTGCAAGGAACATATGATTAGCAAAATCCACAGCATACTTTGGATCCGTTGGAGCATTCGCATGAGTAATCTGAGTGTACGTAGTACCATCATAAGTAGCTGCAGGATTAATGCCATCAGTAAGTATAGTCTTCTTAGCGGAGTAGTTGAAGTTACTAAAGCGTACTTTACCAACACCTGTCATTGTAGGTGAACCAGCAGTAGTAGCGGCTACCCATGCAGAGGTTGCTGTGTTCCAGTAGTGAAGGTAGTTAGAACCAGCAGAAGGTGTTCTACAGGCTAGGATGCCATTGTTAATACCATTGACTACATTAACACCTAGCGTAGCTCCTGTACCCGGAACAGTACCATATGAATTATCAAATCCACTAATACGTCTGTAGCCACCTGTTATGGCTGGCTCATAGTTAACTAGTAGAATAGCACTTCCCGGCTTTTGTTCACCTTGTGCAAGAACATCACGACTTGTATCTAAGCCACCCCTGCAGAATACTTTGTTTACCTGTAGTTGGTCAGCCATGTGATTATGCTATCCCTGCAGAAGTAAGCTGTCTAGTCCTAACAATGTAAGTTGATCTCATTTGGAACGTATCATCCATTAGGACATTACGCATAGCTTTAACACCATCTTCAAAAGCTTCTTGGTGCATTGCAGCACTCTGTGCATTTGAACGGAACTGCATCATGTACATCATAGCACCATCAATAACTACATGAGAGAATCTATCAGGTATGCTACTTACATCTGTGTATAGATTAAGTGCAGTAGGTGAAGACCAGTAGGTGTACTCTACTTCATATGCTGCATTAGGAACTGGTGTAACACCGAAGGTAGAACCATATGTCTGAAACACTTGAGTTGGAACACCTAGCCCCGTGGCTGGTGCAAGATCGTCTGTGGATCTGTGTGTTTGTGTATATGCTTCGTGAGACATTGGCTTTAGCACTGATGGTGTATTACCTTCAGAACTAAGTTGTTTAATATAGTAGGTATCCCAGTCGGAACTTGAGTAGTCTGAGGGGAAAGAATATGTGGTTACGCCTTGTGTTAGCGTTTGAGTAGTCGTTGTTTTAATGAAAGGCCACTCTTGACCATCTTGTAGTATGCGTCTGATACTACTGTTGATAGCATCTTTAGCAAGAGCTTGAACATTTCTAAGAGTATCAAAACCGTCACCAGCAGAATCAACCTGTACTTCATTGAGCCTCCGAAGAACTTCATTTACAAGGGATACGTATGTTGCCATGTTATTTACTCAGATAGTTTATTGCTGTTTTAAGTAGCTCAGCATTGTCGTTGAACAGTCCTACTGCATGATTACACTTACTACAAAGTAAGCCTCGCACCTTTTGTGTAGAGTGGCAGTGGTCTATAAATAACTTACCATATGTTCTACTGTTCTGTGCATCAGGCGACTTGCATATAGCACAGCATCCCTTTTGTCTATCTAGCATATCGCAGTATTCTTCATACGAGATACCGTAAGTGCGCTTTATATGTGACTTCCATTTAATGTGTTCATTACATGGTTTGCACTTAGTTCGCATAGCTACACCTGTGGAGGCTCTTGTGTCTCTCTCTAGGGTGTAGTGTTCTGCAGTTTTAAATTCGCTACAGGTGGTACAAGTCCGACCTGCAGTATAGGGATGATCTTCTGGTAGAAGTAACTTACTCATATTATCAAACCTTAAATAGATGGGGAGCAGATTGCCCACTCCCCAAGGGGCTAACGCTTAGGCAGCGTTAAACTTAGCGACAACAAGTGCCTCGGGACGTAATATTTTTCTGCCGTAGAGGTGCATACCACGTACAATATCAGCGAAGCTATCAGGATCACGATAAGTTTCAGTCTTGTTGATCTGCTGAGCAGTAGCAACGGCTGAATCATGACCTGCAACAATCACACCAAAGTTGGTGTTCTGGTTAGCAGTACCTGAGGTAGAAGCACCAGTACCTACAGAAGGCAAGTTGTTAGAAACATATACACGGAAACCGTGCAAGTTATCTAGCATCAAACCATTACGTAGTTCACCAGATTTGCCCCAATCCATATTCAACAAACGAGAATCTTCGTCAGCTAGGATTTCTTGGAACACTGGATCCACAACAACCCAACGGCCTTGCTTATCTACGTTGTTCTGATCCATTAGACGAGCCATACGAGCTAGAATTTGTAATGGAGTAGCAGCGGAAGTAGATGCAGCAGTAGCGCCAGATAGACGGGCAGCTAGAGGGATGGAATGGTCAGCAGCACTAGCAGTAGTGATGTTACCAAAGTCGCTCTTCTTAAGCTTGTTAGCAGCTAACAACTCGTCAGTACCAGCAGAAGCGTTAGCAACGGTGCCAGAGACAGTAGTGTTAACAACAGAAGCGTTACCATGTAGAGCAGCCTGCTTGTAACCAGACAAGTAACCCAAGATTTCTTGGTCATACTGGTCAGCCAAACGATAAGCAGCACGGTTACTAGCCATAGTTAGCCAGTTAATGTGAGCCTGTTGCTCTTCAATGTCATCTAACTTAAATGCAAAGTAGTTAGACTTGTCTACAGTTAAAGTGTAGTCTGTATCAGTTAGATCTTGAGTAGAGATAGTAGTACCACGAACATACGCACTAACACTAATTTCAGGTTCTTTGATGATACGTACAGAGTCACCAGCATTGGCAATCTCACCGAAGTATTCACTGTTAGTGATTGCTTCACAGATTGCTGACTTGCGAAATTCCATCTGTACTTGTTTGCTATAAATAGTCGGAGAGAAATTACCGCTATTTAAGTTTGTATAGGATCCAGCTTTTGCGAAAGCCATGATATATACTCCTTGTATAAATTGTAATGGAGCTATTACAATATCATAGGGGCTGTCATTCTATGGGTGCAGTGCATAACAGGTGATCGCCTCTTATACAACTGGGCCGTAGCTGAGCAGGTTAGTCTATTTACTATTGTGATTGCTTATATGTTACACACGAATTTGCATAACATAGTTGTTATACAGTGTAGGGTAGCCGAATGGAGCCTACTCTTATATAACGTACTAATGTAACAAGAGGATCAATCCTGCTACATTAGCGGTTTAACATACAGTTATACACATAAATCTTTAAATGTCAAGCTTTATTTATGCTTATTTAAGAATTAACGTGCATTACCTGATAAATCATATATAAAGTTACCACTACGCATTGCCTTAGCAATAGAATCTTGATGTTCTTCATACTGGTGTATAGTCATATCAGCTACTTCAGATTCAACATACTGCTGTTCACCTGACCCTTCTGTAGGAGAAGATGATCCACGGGAACTAACTTCCTGTGCAGCACTGCGACTGTTACCCTTCTTAGCTTTAGACTTCTTAGTAATACCAGCATCCAACTTATACAAGTCAATTGCTCTGGCAGCACTAGTAGCATCTGCTTCATTGTGATACAAAGAATCCTGTACCCACTTAGGCTGTGTGTCTACCCAATCATGGAAAGCATCCTCTTCACGGATCTCCTCAAAGTCAGGGTGGATCTGTAACAACTTAGCTTCTGCCTTACCTTTATTTGCTGTGTTCTGAAGTTCATCAATCTCTTTCATGCGAGTGTTAAGGTTTGCGTTCTGATCCTTAGCTGCCTTCAATGCCATCGTCTTCATGATGTTGGCTACTTCAGGATACTTACCTGCCCACTCTGCAATCTCTTCTTCAGTGCTAGGTAACTCCATCTCACCTGTAGATGAAGACTTAAGTTCACCTTTTAACGCTTTGATCTGCTCTTCAAAATCACTCTTCTGTTCTTGTTGATGCCTACGTAAGTCACCATACCGCTTCTTAAAGGATCGCTCCTCTGCAGTCTCTGGTGTTGCATCATCTTTCTTTTCTTCTGGAGTCATCTCATGTTGAGCTTTCATCTCTGCTAACTCAATCTCGTCTTGCTCCATACGTTCCTCACGGGTGTTAACTCGCATGAAACCTTTTACTTCTTGCTTCTTTCCTACAAACATATCTGGTGCTGCACTCATAGTGTTACTCTCTTGTTGGGGCTAACAGTGGGGAAGTGTACGAGATTGTACACCCCCGATCTTAGGTAGCCAATAAAGGGTATTAAGTTCGTTTTGCTGCCAAAGCTCCCTTTTTAGCTTTTGCTTTCTCTTTTGATTTCTTCTTAGATGCAAGTCCTGATGTGCTATCCTTACGCATCTTCTTGATAGCAGGTTTCTTCTTAGAGGCTAAGCCACCTGCAGCTAGGCCATATTGACCTCCCACATAATGGTCTTCCTTTTCAGCTGCATCTGCTACATT